TAGGATAAAGCTCTACAACATTATTTAAATTACTTAGAGCTTTATCCAACTTCTCCTCAGATCCAAAATAGTCTAATAAAACTTTTGTTGTTACATAGTGTCGCTCACCATCAACAATACTTTCTATTGCTCCAGCTTTAACCATTCTATTAACTCGTTGATACTCAGATCCTTTTCTTTTACATGGTCCAAATAATATTTGTGTAGTTTCAACTAAACTAAATAATCCTTTATAAGTTTCCAAAGCCACTTTCTCCATTTTTAAATGCTTCATAATCATTAGATGGGCTTGAGCCATATTGTACTTCATTACAAAAAGCTCTGCTTCTAGCTATATTCATTCTACTTTCAGCTTCTTGAAGTTGTAACGATAGCTCCATACCTAAATCTTTAATTTGTTTATGAATATCCTCAATACTCTTTTGTTGTTCTGGTGTTGGTGGGATTGGTCTTTTTTCTACTTCATCCCAGCCATTATCAAAGTTTAGCCAAACGCTAACCTTGATTTGTTGACTAGGATTATCCTCTGATGATGAAACAGCTCTGTTAAATTTAACTTTAGTATTTGAAAATTGCGGTGCATTTGCCATAGTTTTTCCTTTAGTTTTTAAGTTTTATTTCATTTAGTTTTTTAGTGTAGTGTTCTTCGATTTCGCCAAACAAACGAGGTACAGTCGTTTTCATGTTTTTCAGAACTGTCTTGTTTTTATCAAACCAAGCCATGCAAACACCCTGATTAGGAAGTTGATCTATATTTTTCATATAGTTTTCAGTTATCTTTTCCCACTCAGATATTTTTTGTGGGTCTGTTTCTTCCTGGTCTTTTGGTGGATCTACTGGAGGATCTTCTGGTGGATCTACTGGCGGATCTTCTGGCGGATCTTCTTCTTTAGGTTTTTCCTTTGGTTTTTTATCTGCTCTTTCTTTAATATCATCCTGGGCTTGCTTATCTATTTCTGTATCTGAGTAAACATCACCATGAAGCCCAACTAATTTTAGAATCACTCGGTCTTTAGCTCGCTTCTCAGACATAGCAAAAGGATAAGCATTTTTATTATTAGCAGGAGTAGCTTCGCCAAAGCTCCATTCAGATCTTTTATCCATTCTTCCAGTTACTAAAACCACTACAGATTTTGATGCTACATCAGAGTGAATGATTTTAGGTTCATCAAAGGTAACTCCTTTATGAGCTGCTATTTTCTCCAGGGCTTTGTGATACATTACCCAAGTTCCATGACAATCCCATAAGGTTTCTTCTCTTGTCATCTCTAATTCTTCTATAATGGCGATAACTTTTTTAGGTATATTTGTCTTGCTCATTCACTTAGCTCCACTATTTGAATGCCTTTAGATGTAACTGACCAGATGATTTCAAACATTCCCCTGGTATTTTTTCGTTTATCACAAGGCATAATTAATCCATATTCATGTAATTCAGTTAGTCGAGGTCTGATTGAAACTATGTATCCATCAATGTCATCAGCTATTTCAGAGCCAGTTAAGCCATCTTTTGCCGTAGCTATCGATTTAAGCACCTCTAGGCGCATCTTTTTAACTTTTGGTAATATGAACTCCAAAGAAAGTTGTTCTGTTTCTCTGGCGTTTTTATGGATCTTTGGTGGTGTTTCTAAAATATCTAACATTTAAAATCCCTCTGGAAAAACAATGGCTGCAAACCAAATTAAAAAATAAAAAAATACAAATAAAAAGGCACAAGCTATGAACTCTCCAAGCCATAGCCAGGGATCTTTCATTTAATCCCCCATAGTTTCTTTGCTTCTTCAATAATAACTGGTGGTTCAGACCAGCAGATGTGACTAAAGTTTGGTTCAACTAATTTAAATAAATGGGCTTTATCTTTAGCTACCTTCAACAGTTCTTCTGTAGCTTTATGTGAACGGATGATTGTATTTACTATGTCTTGTAAGTTATCGTCTTGAAGCTCTGGTGTATTGTCCTGGTCAAATATTCTATAGTCTGAAGCGTTTGCATAAACTAAGAAGGGTGGTAAGCCACCATTGCAAGCCCAAAACCCAGCTACTTGATACAAGGCTGCTTGTTCAAAAGGACCACTTAATGTTTTAGGTAGACTTGCAGCAGCAAAACCAGACTTAGATGTTTTAGATAGCCTAGACCATTTAGTTTTAAGATCACCACGCCTATTATAATCTGGCCTGGTGTTATGTGGCAGCTCTAGCCCAGGTAGTTTCTCAATATACTCTATTTCACCTATGATTTGATTATCCTTAGTCATAGCTTCTCTAAGGCCAGCAACAGCGTTCTTTGTTACCGCTTCAAATTCATCTATATATTTAACTTTCTTTTCTGCATCAGATCCGTCATCCCAAGTTCTAGGTTTGAAGTTGTTAAAGCTTTCCCTAGATTTATCTATGGCTTTTACTGGATCTTCATTATCAATTAATATTTTATCAGTAGCTTCTTGAACAGTTCTGCCACCGCACATAGCGGAATTGTCTTGGCCATTAAATTTGGAATCAAATTTTTCTATAACGCTCATAGCTTTTTGACGAGCTTTATCATCATTATCTAAGTTTTTGTAGACTTCCCAAGCATCAGAAACAACTGGTCTGAGGTGAACTTTGTCAAACAAAGTTTTACATTTAAGCTTAGATCTTGGGTTTGAGTGCCATAAGTAATTAAACTTGGAAGCGAATGTAGGTGTTTCTATAAATGACATTGGATCTCCTAAATAACTTTAGAAGATCCTATTATAACATGACGTAATAGGTCAAGGGGTATGATTAAATAAAATTAATCATTGATCTTTTTGCACAATACCAAGCAACTCACTTTGCATGACACAACTGAGAATAGGCGCACACCAAGCCAATGTAAGACCAGTATTTTGCTCACCATTATCAAAGCCAGGAACAACACCTTGAGCTGTATTATTGTGACTATCGGAATTTCCTATTGCATATGTTCCGCCTGGTTCTGGATAAACAACACCGAATCGAATAATCTTTGTTTTAGCAATTTTAAAAACACATAGCTGCATAATAGAACTAGGATCAACTTTTTGTGCTTTTACTGCTCTACTGCAAAAATTATAAAGGCGGCCATTAGCCCATTGTTTTTCTTTGGCTGTATGACTTGCCATGATAAACCTTCTATAATCATCAACTGGGTAGGGTACATGATAAGCTATCTCAGCATCACTTGAATCGACTAATGTAACTCTGGCTTCATCTAAGTAACCAAACAAAGGTACTGCATTTTGTGCAAATAAAACATCTTGAGGTGTGCAGCCTAAGATCATTGCATATTCTTCAGCATCTTTAATTGAAAAATTTAAAGCTCCAGAGATATGTCTTGATACTGTCTCTGGTCGGATACCTTTACGTTCAGCTACTTCTTTTCGCATCATTCCTGCTTTGCGAATCAACATATCTAAATTATTTGGCATTTTAAGCGTTCCTCTATCTGGCGCTATTTTATTTAACTGTATATTCATGGCGTTTCCGTATCTCCTTTAATAGATCTTTCTCGGCTTAACACCATATCTTGTGTATTGACCTATATAATCAACACACATAATGTATTAACATCTTTCGAGAATAGTTTATTGTTTTTATACATCATTTACTATTGACGATAAAAGACACTATGTCAAATAATAATAATTAATACTATTGACGTTTGAAATCAAGTTGTGTTACGAATTACGACATGACATTAGAAGAATATAGAAATGAAAATGGTTTATCTTATCAAAAACTAGCTAGAAAGCTAGGCTTTAAAGAAGCGACTGTAGCTAGAAGATGGTGTTTACCTAAGAATCATCCGCAAGCTTTAACGCCAAGCCCTAGAAATATGAGTTTGATTCTTGAGGTAACAATGAGTTCGGTGACACCTAATGATTTTATTATTAGACGAGTCTGAGGATCAACTTCAATTAAGAGTAGGTCAATGGCTTGATCTTGTATTACCTCCAGGCGCAGTTTGGCATCATTCACCGAATGAAGGTAATCGCCATGTTGCTTATAAAGTTAAGCAGAAGCGAATGGGAACTAAACCAGGTTGGCCAGACATTGAGATATTTGTGCCTGGCGATCAGAGCAAGGTTGGCAATTCAATATCTATTTTCATTGAGTTGAAGCGACCTAAAGGCGGAAAGCTATCATCTAACCAGGCTTTCATTAGAGATAAGTTAGAGCTTGCTGGTTGTTTTTGGCAATTATGTAGATCCATTGACCAGGTGCAAGAATTTTTAGAAGGATTAATTAAACTAAGGGGGAAGTAATGGTTACTAATTTTGAGATTTGTTATGGATGTGATAAGGCGCTTGCAAAATCTGCAAGGCAACGAGTAAAGCCTTGTTTGTGTGCTGGTTGTGGAGGTAAGAGGAGAGGAGGTGCAGATCCGTTGAAGGCGATTTGTAATAAGTTAAGAAAGGCATCTAAGCCATTAACTAAAGAGGAGCTATTAATTGAGAGAGCTGCTTGGCAATCTCAAAATCTTAGGATTGATGATGAGGACCGAGTGATTGGGTGACTATGAATGTTGCGATTGCAATGAGATATTTCATTTAGAAGAACCTCCCTTTGATGGGCTTCCTATTTGTGATGAATGTCGTAATCAAGCAGATGAAAAGGATTAAATGATATGAAACCGCATCAACACGCCGAGCAAGCTGCTCTTATTCTTAAAGACCGAGCTGAGAAGCTTGGAGATTATAGAACATTATACGAGAACATAGCCACTAGGGTGAATCTAAGTTTAGGTAATAAGTTAGATTCTAAAGCAACGATTACTGCGGCCGATATTACAAAAATATTAGTGGAGATGAAACTAGCTCGTATCGATTGTGGGAAGCCAGATAGCGACCATGTCTGGGATGCTGCAAACTACCTATTTTTATTTGGGGGGTTGACAGATGAAAAGTGATGACAGTATAATTTCTTCTAAGCCAATACATGCTAAGTTTAGCGCACATCTTAGCAAACCAATAAATTCCTTAAATAAAAAAAGTAACTTAGCTAACTTAGCTAAGATAGATAACTTAGCTAAGATAGATAACTTAGCTAAGATAAAAACCTTAGCTAAGAACGTAAGCAAGCAAACTAATCAAAACTATGTTGCTACAGTTCAGCGAAGTGCAAAGTTTCCCATTGATGAATTACAAAGGCGTGTGCTTAAAAAGTTAAGGCCACGATATTCTGTAGATGGTTTCAAAGAGTTGCTTGCTAACCTAGATCATATATCTGGTTTTGAGCGTTTGGCCTGGCTAAGAGCCATGGAACTAAAGTTTAAAAATGAGAAATTTTAATGGATATAGCTCAGTTAAACGAGCTGTTCTTTGAAGCTGCGGAAACTGAGAGAAAGTTGCCTACTGCTTATAGAAGGCAGAAAATGGCTAGTTGGCCAGATTATGTAACTGAATGGTCTGGATATGGTTATAGCACAACAGAAACAACTAGATTAAAAGCTAGTCCAGATCAAATATCAAGGTTGGATAAGGCTATAGATTTAGCTTTAACTAAGATGGAAACAGAAGATAGAAAGCTTGTATGGGCTGTAGCTCATTCGGCTGCATTTAGAGATCGTGGC